ATCTTCAAGTATTTTCGCGCGTGAAACAAACTCAATGCGCTCATCGTTTGAACTCGTTAGTGTTGGTGATAGTGAGGCGAGCTTATTGCAAAAAATGGGAAAACCAAAACCTCGATATTTTGTGTATGAGGATGGTCGATATACGTGTGCCGCTACTGAATATAAGTACGATATCGATATGCAGACATATACAGTATGGGTTTGCAGAGGCGAGATTTTCAAGATTGATGTGGTAAATAAGTGAGAATAAAAAATGGGAATAAAATATTGCAAATCATGCAAAAAGCCCATGAGGGCAGAAGATGTTACCTGTCGAACATGTGGTGCAGAATACAAAAATAATTCTATAATTTTAATTGTAGTAGCATTATTTTTTTGTATTGGGCTTTTTTTGCTTGTGTATTTTTTCTCCTCTAAAGGCAATATTCCTTCAGATAATGTTGGAATGAAATCAGAACCTGTGAAGAATATTCATACCAGCTGGGTTATGGAAAATGAAATAGATAAGATGACGGATAAAAAAAATTTCTATCTGTATAATCAAGCTATAAATGTGGACACAGGGAAAGCGGTTGATGCAGGAATGACGATAGGGTGTTCCTACTATGGCGGATTAAATGGTGTTTTTACATCAGATAAGCCAATAAAAACCAAAGATTTTAATAAGGATGGTGCTGAAGGTGAATACTCAATTAGGTTTGACGATAAACCTATGGAGAGTGGAAGTTCAATTCTTTCCTCCCTTAATCGTGTTTTTGTTCTGAATAATAACCACCTACAACAAGTTGAAAATAGCTCAAGGATTTTGGTTCGAATTACCACAGGTATAGATGAATCCAAAACTTTTGAAATAAATTCTTCTGGTGGTTCTGAGTTGTTTGCAAAAATGAGAGAGATTTGCCTTTCTAAGGCTAAAGAAAATAAATCACCATAGACTACTTTTTCAATACCCTAGTTTTACCGAACTAACACCAAAACCTTTTAATTAAACCTGTCTTTCGACAGGTTTTTTTATGCCTAAAATCCTGCTGACACTCTACCCCGGTAGGTCTTTAAAAGCCTATTGACAAGATTTACTATTTTTCTAAGCGAAGCCGACCTTAACAAAGTCGGCTTTTTTAATGCCTGAGTGTTTTATTTGCATTCTGCATTCGGGTTCAACATCACTCTAAAGGAGTAATAATATGAATGCTATGTTAAAACCAATCGAAATCGTCAATGTTGAGAGTGGCGAACCCATGACAAGTACTTTGCAGATAGCATTGGGCTTGGGCATTCAACACGCCACTATTATTAAATTGGTGAGAACTTATATGCCTGATTTTCAGGAATTCGGCTTGGTTAGATTTAAAATCCAACCAAGATTGGAGGGTCAGCATGGTGGTGGTGATGTTAAATTTGTTCCGCTGAATGAGCAACAGGCAACGTTTTTAATGACGCTAATGCGAAATAGCCCTCGGGTAATTGAGTTCAAAAAAGCACTTGTTAAGGCATTTTTTGAAACACGAGAGTTTATTCGCTCACAAGACCAAAGCTACAACAACATTCACAATAAATTAACTCTGCAATTAGATTTAGAAAAAGCAGATGCGAGTCTTGCTGGAAGTATTCTTGGAAGCTATCGCAAGAAACGAGACTTATTAATTACAGCCATAACTGAGGTTGAGAGATTAATGCAACCATGTTTGTTTGATTAAACCCTTTTTGGATTTTAAATCTGAAACGTACTAAATGGTTTAATTAATATGTCTAATAAGTGTTAAGGGTTGGATTTTAAATCTAGCCCTTTTTTATTGTGAGAATAAAATGTCTAAAGATCTAGTATTTAAAGTTGTCTTGCAGGCAGACAATAAAGATTACGTTTCAAATGTTAAGCAGTCTGAAGATGTAACTAAAGCAGTTGTAAAAGCAATCAAAGATGAAGCTGATAAGTTAAAACAAAGCTCGGCAGAAGCAGCAAAAGAGCTTGGAAATATTGTTCCTACTGACACGAAACAGAAGGTTAGTCAGTTGGTAAGTGAGCTTCACAACACAACAAAGGCACTGGACAATCTTGGTGATGATGCAACTGTAAGCGCTGACAATTTAAAGCAGTTGGGTGCTTACGGTGAAAAGGCGCTTCAAGGTCTACAGAATGACTTAAAACAAGCTAAATTGCACCTAAACTACCTGGCTGCCACGAATGCCACACCTGAAGACATTGAGAACGCGCAGCGCCAAGTCAAAGAGCTTGAGACGGGTGTTAAGCAGGTCAAAACCGCATTTGATGCCTACAAGGTGACAGCAGATAAGGCATCGGAAGCGAGTGCTAAGGCTGCAGAGCAAATTGCCAATATTGTTCCTGAAAGCACCACAAAATTAGCGGAAGGCTTAACCCAATCCCTAAATGGCGCTACCAAGATCATGAGGGAGGCGGGCGATGGTGCTAAGGATGCTGCCAGAGGCTTCTCTGATCTAGGCACCAAGTCAGAAAAGGCGCTCAATACACTTAAATCTGACTTAGCCAGTGCAAAACAGCGGCTACAAGAGTTTGCCAATACAAACGCATCCCCAGTAGACATTGAAGTTGCGCAACGCCAAGTAGATCAACTTGAAAAAGAAGTTCAACAGGCTGACCAAGCATTTAACGACTTTCAGGCAGAAGTCGGCAGAGCAAATACCCAACTTAAAGAAACAGACTCAGCGGCCGCATCGGCAAAAAAAGGCTTAGATGGCGCTAAGTTTGCAGTCAATGCGCTTGTTGGTGCTATGGCTGCTTTAGGTGTTGGACTTGGCTTACGTGAATTGGCTGAAGCAGCAGACTCATATACCAACCTTTCAACACGTATTCAGATTGCCACTAAAGATGGCGGTAATTTTGAACAAGCCATTGCATCTGTTCATAAAATTGCTTTGCAAACAAATTCAAGTCTTGATGCAACTGCTAGTTTATTCACAAAGCTGAATACTGTTGCTAAAGACATGGGGCAGACACAGCAATATGCCTTAGATATGACTAGTACTGTCACCAAAGCTATTCAGTTGGGTGGCGGTTCTGCACAAGCAAGTGAAGCTGCAGTACAGCAGTTCATTCAAGCTATGCAGGGAGGTATTCTTCGTGGTGAAGAATTTAATAGCATCATGGAAAATGGCTATGGTCTTGCGGAGGCATTAGCCAAAGGCTTAGGCGTCACAACAGGTGAACTCCGTAAAATTGCTGAAGCTGGTGAGTTATCAGCAGAGCGTGTGCTTGGGGCATTAGCAAAACAAAAAACAGCAGTAGATGCACAATATGCTGAACTACCTCTAACAATTAGTAATGCACTTCAAAAAATTGCTACATCTTGGCAAATATTAATTGGTCAAATGGATCAGGCAAATGGTGCAAGTGCAACAGTAGCCCAATGGCTGTCAACACTAGCAGACAATTTAGATATTGTAGAAGTTTTGCTTAGAGACATTGGGAGTGGTTTTGTTTGGTTTGGCGATCAACTTAAGCGCATTGATCCTCAGACAATCGAGGCACTTAAAACAGCATTATTATCTGCATATGAGGCTGTTAAATCATTAGCGGCTACTATTTCGACAGGATTCGAGGTAACTATTGATTTACTAAATACTACTTTAGGTCAGCTTTTAAGCTTTTCTAGTGGTGTTGATTCTGCTACCGATAAGACAAATGGATTTACAAAAGCACTTCAAGCTGTAAATGTGGTATTCGGCTTTTTGAAAGATGGGTTTTCAGGAGTTTCAATAGCTGGAAGCTTATTGGTTGGCATGTTTTATTCAATGGCAGCAGCATGGGAAAAGGTTAAGTCAAAATTTACATGGGGAGAAACAAAGAACGTAATTCTGCAAGAGATGGCGGAATTAGAGGCTAAATCAACCTATTGGTTTAATAAAGCATCTCAAGGTGTGACTGAGTTTAAGTCTGCAGGCATTGAAGCAATACGCCAAATTAGTTTAACGCAGACCGAAAAAGATGCAGAAACAGTTGCTTCATCTAAAGCTAAACTCGATAAGTTGTTAGCAGATCAAAAATCCGAAGTTGATGGGAAAATAGCATCGGAAGGAGATAAGCTAGCAGCTGTCAAAAAATATGCTGAGGCAGCAATAAAGGCCAATGGTGGTGTCATGGATGGCACTATGCAAGCCGACCTAATGACAAAGGGCTATATCGTCACATTAGATGAAACAGGTAAGGTTGCAGTTAAAGCATGGGATGTAGCGGCAACTGGAGCAAACAAAACCAGTAATGAAACAGATAAGGCGAGAAAAGCCGCTGCTGCATTAGGAATTGATTTATATGAACTTAGAAACGGAATTACCGAAAGTTTCAACAACGGATCAAAAGCTTTAACTGATTTTGCAGCTGGACTGCAAGGATTGGGGATAGAGGGAAAACAAGCTGCTGATGTCACTTATCAGGCGTGGTTGAAATGGCTTGAAACAGCTAAAAGCCAAAAAGAAATTGATGTTGCCACTTTTAAATTAAAAGAGTTTGGGGACCAAGGTAAAATTTCTACAGAGCAGGTTGAGCAAGGTTTAATTAGAGCAAGATTTCAGGCTCAAAAAATACCAGATGACTTAGATCCTGTAATTGAGTCTTTTAAGCGTTTAGGGATTGAAACCAAAGAGAATCTGAAACTAGCGGCGCAACAAGCAATGATGGATTTCATAAATGTTCGTGATAGTGGCAAAGCTACAGCTGAAGGAGTTGAAAAGGCATATAGAAAAGCTTTAGATGCGGCGGCAGCGTCAGGTGATCAAGTGGCAATTTCTACTGCTAATGCAGCAGGCGCAGGTCGAAACCTTGAAATTCAAATGGATGCAACAGGCAAAGCCTCTGTTAAATCAATGGACGAGCTGAATGATTCAGTAGATCGTGTTGGGCGGACTGCTCGCGGATCTGCTATTGATGGATTCCGAGAACTTGGTCGTGTTGCTAAGCAAGAGGCAGAAGATGTTGCCGAAACTTGGGAACAAGCGATGGCTCGGATTGACAAGGAGCGTAAAGCTAAAGATGCCTCAAACAATAAGGGGTTGTCTGAGCTTCAAGGTGGCATTGATCAGATGGCACAGGACTATTACGACCGATTGGTTGCTGCTGGTATGGATCAAAGCAGAGCGCGTGATCTTGCTGATAAAGCTCGATACAGCCTTGCAGTTGAGACAACTACATCACTTAAAGGCGGAACAACTCAGAACATGAATACCACTAAGCAAGAAATGGAGAAAACACTTGCTTATTGGGAAAACAGAAACTCGAATAAATCAGGAAGTGGCAGCGTATCTACGGGAAATAACAGCCCATCAATCCAAGTTCCAAGCATTCAAGCGCCTACTATTGAGTCACCTAAGATGCCAAAAATTGACACTACGCCAGATAAAAACGTAAGAATTGAGTTTGCGAGTGGTGGTGAATCATCTTATGTCTATACTGATGAACAGAATGCCGACTTTACTGAAAAGTTATTTCGTGAATTGGAACAAGCGAAAAAGAGAACATAGGTAAAATTATGAGTGAAGTTATAAATTTCCCGCGAAAAGATAAAAACCCTGAGTATATTGAAAAAGCTTGGGAAGTAGTCATGGGTGAAGTCTATGAGAAGATAGGTCATAAAGCACCTAATGAATATATTGAAGAATTCGCAAAATTATTTAGACCTATTTTTGAGAACCTAATTCCAATCAACATAAATATCCCTCTTATTACTGATCCTGATGAGCCTTTCTATACTTTGGTAAAGGAAATGGAGCAAGCAATTAATGGTTATATTGCACATTCAATTCGCACACGAAGAGATAGAGAATTAATTTGGTTTTTGAGAGAGAAATATGGCATCTGGGGAAATGAATAGAAATGAGACTATTACGCAAAGCAACAAACGAAACCGTTCTTTTAGAGAACGGTTTTTTATTTTCAGATGAATTTAACTGGAAGCCTGTTGAACAAAATCAAGAGTACGCCGTGGACGGTACTTTGATTATTCAAGAAGGAAAAAAGAAATCGGGTCGACCAATTACATTGCTATCTAAAACTGAAAAACAGGGATGGATAAAGCGCTGTGTTTTATCCGTGATTCAAGATTGGTCGGCATTGCAGGGTGAGCAATTCACCCTTGTATTTGAATATCCACACGACACCCGCCAATTCAATGTGATTTTTAACCATGCTGAGGGAGGGATTGAAGCAGACCCAGTACGTGGCGTTCCTACCGTTTCTGAAGGTGATTATTACCGAGCAACATTAAGATTTATCGAGGTGCCAGATGCCAGTTGAGACCAACAATTTAGTTTTATACAAGTCTGAGCGTTCAACAGATACAAGTGATGGTGGAGGCAAATATAGCGGTCAAGTTGTCATTGACGGGGAAAGCAATAATCTTTTCCCTGATGTCTCAGAACTTGATAGAACAATGGGCCGTGTGTCAATGCTAAAGATTTTCGCAGGCGTGACCAGTGATGATACAGATGCACTCATGGGTTCAACTGTATTTATCTCAAAAAATCCAGATGATCCGAATGTTTCAGCACTTTTATTTAGCACTAAAAGCCATACTGATACCCGTGACGCTGCACAGAACCGTTTAGAAAACTATCTGGCAAAAGGGCCGCAGGCAGTAGGTTCGCTGCTAGATACTGCATATTCAGGCATGAAGTCGTTTCAGGTGGCGATGGGTACCAATGAATCTGAGAACAGAATTGGCGATACGATTGTACTGGTGGTGGATGAGGGGACAGGCAACGAGTTTACCCAGTATGTGCGTATCACTAGCGTTGAAACCCGTACAGCAACTCTGCGTGTGAACAACAATGATGTTGAGTACAAGGTCGCAACGTATTCATTCCAAGACCCATTATCCCGTGATTTTGTTGGTGTTACCGCATCGCAATGGTACAGCAACGTGAAGCCAGCCACCACGTTACGCGATTCAATTGTGGCTGATGCGGGGGTTTATAACGCAAGTGTTTCGCTGGCGGATGATGTTGCAGTGGGGAGTTTCACGGTTCAAGCTGAGTCTATTTTTTCTCAGTTGATTCCCTCATCACAAACTGAAACTCCATTGCTTGATCTAAATGCAGTCAGTGAAAATCCTGCTTTAATTGCAGGGAATAGCGGAACAATCACAACGCAATTTACAACCAACGTAAACACGGCACAGAGCTTGTACATTGGTTCAAGTGTGATGCCTGCAAGTGTTGCATTTACCTTGTTTGGTCAGTCTATTACAGACAATGGCGGCACATTAAGAACAGTGACAGGTACGCAAGCCGGCACGATTGACTATCAAACTGGCCGTATTGTGTGGACTAATGCCATTGGGTCGGGCAATGCAACTATCAGTATCACATTTAAACCTGCATCAGCACCTGTACAGCCTTTTGAATCTTATGCTTTACCTGTTACAGCCAATAATCAGGGTACAAACTGGACGGGCGTTTTAGTTCCGATTCCTACACCTGGTGCATTGAGTGTGTCTTTCATGTCGCAAGGTAAGTTTTATACTCTGAAAGACAATGGAACTGGTCGCTTGGTCGGTGCAAATGAATCTATTGGTAGTGGTTCAATTAACTACAGCACAGGTACATGGCTGCTAACAACGGGCGCTTTACCTGATGTCGGAACGCCGATCTTGTTGCAATGGGGTAGTCCGATTACAACTTTTGCTCGTGCTGATCTAGCGGTGTTACCAGCAGCGATTGAGTTTGATTTGAATCAACTGGGGATTGCTGCCAGTTCAGTGACGGTGACATGGCTGCTTGAAGGTGTTGAGAAAACGGCTACCAGTAATGCACAAGGGCAGTTCACAGGTGATGCAATAGGAACAGTCAACTATGCCACAGGTGTAGGTAAAATTATTCCCACCAAGTTGCCCCAAAAGAACACCGTGTTTAATTTTGAGTTCGATTATGGTGATCCCAAGACTCAAACGGTATCTGCAGTTACACCTGATCTAAATAACAAGCTCACTTTTACGATCGGTGCTGGTTCTGCGATTCAGCCCAATAGCGTTGAACTCCAAATTCCAGTTTCTGAATATGAGACATCACCACCAGATAAGTTTCGAATTGTCACTTTGTTTGATGTTCCTATCGATGCAAGCACAGGTAATCTGATTGATCGCCTAGGTGTTCAACAAGGTACGATTGTTTATGCGACTGGAGCAGTTGAGGTTACTCCAACTTTAATAACCGGCAGAACAATTACAACGTATAAATCAGCTACATACTATGTGAGTAGTTAATATGTCTATACTTTTACCACAACACTCTTCTCAATCTGTTGCCCAAGTTACGCTTAAAGCATTCATAAATACAGATGTACAAGTTAAATATCGTGATACGTCAGGGGTAAATACAGGTACAAAACAAGCCACCGCATCAAAGCTCAATTTTGATTTAACACAGGGCTTTGATGAGCAAATCTTGTCGAGTTCAGTCCGATTCAAGTTGGGCGCGGATACGTTCATTGATAGAAACGGCTTGATCTATAGGAATATAGACAGTGCAACTGGAAGCGGCACACAAAGCGGTACGATTCAGTATGGTACTGGCGTGATTGATGTTGATAGTTGGACACCGAATGTTGATAACCAACTCACATTGCAGTCTTTGACCACAACGACTGATATGTTGCCTGTGCAGCATGTGAGTTTTCGGACACCAACTATTCCCATTCGCCCTGGTTCTTTAACGGTTGTTGTAGCAGCGATGGCAGGTGGTCAACTTACATTAACCGCAAATGAAGCAGGCGTAATTGAAACAACCCAAGCGCATGGTGTTATTAACTATGAAACAGGTTTTGTGGATATTTACTTTTACACAAAGACTGAAATTACTGAAGCCAATCGTCCAGCGATCGAAGCTGAAGAATGGTATTTACCGCAGCTTGAGTTTCAAGAAGAAGGTAAAACCTATATCAATGTGCCGTACTGGATTGATGCAACATCAGTTCGTTATAACGCGATTGCCTACACCTATATTCCGCTTGACTCTGAAATACTAGGGCTGTCTGCAACTCGTTTACCGCCAGACGGACGTGTACCAATCTTTCGAGTTGGTGACATTGGCGTAATTGCATCATCTAAAAAGCAAGAATTACCAAGTCATGTTGCTGGCCAGACCTATGACCTAAATGACCAGCGTATTTCGTGGTGCGAGCTTGAAGATAGCAACGGTGTAAAAGTGCCATTCGATATGTACACCGTTGATTATGATTACGGCAAAGTGACTTTAAGCGGTGACTTTGCTTTGAATACTCTCGTTGCCCCAATTTCGGCAGCATATCGTTATCAAGACATGGGGCTTATTAATGATGTACAGATCAGTGGTCAGATCACATTAACCAAGCCTGTTACACATAACTATGATGCTGATAACTCGATTGTGGGTTCAGCGTTGGTAGTTGGCGATATGTTTAGTCGCTATACAAGTAAATTTGCACAAAGCACTTGGAATAATGCGTGGGCTGATACTGCAAGTGGCGCAAGTATTTCAGCAAACTACAACGACGCGTTATATCCAATTTCCGTGACGAACAAAGGTGCGATTCAGGAGCGTTGGGCAATCGTTTTTACTGACACGACAAACTTTAGAATCATCGGTGAAGTGTCTGGGCAAATTGGCACAGGTGATGTGAATGCTGATTGTGCGCCAATCAATCCAGTCACCAGTGAGCCGTACTTTCAAGTTAAAAAAGAAGGTTGGGGTGCAGGTTGGGCAAACGGTAATGTTTTACGTTTCAATACAATTGCTGCCATGTACCCAATCTGGTGTATCCGAACCGTGAAGCAGTCAGAGCCAACAACATTAAGTGACAATTTCCAGATCATGTATCGCGGTGATATTGATCGAGTAATTTAACTTTTTAAGATTAACTATAGACTGCGAAAGCGGTCTTTTTTATTGAGTATATGAAATGGTCGCAAGTACAGATATTAAATTTTATGTGCATACCAATACCAATGCACCGCAATTAACCAACAATTTCGGCTGTATGATTGATGTGCTTGATGCATGTTTGATTAATGGCTATGGTTCTCAAACGGTTTCAACACTGACAGCAAGCGGAACGACAGTCACAGCCACTTTTGGTTCTGCCCACAACTTTATGCAGTATCAAGTGATTGAAATTGCAGGGGCAACACAAACCGAATATAACGGTGAGCATCGTATTTTAACTGTACCTGATGCCAATACAATTACCTTTGAACTTGCTGCTTCGCCTAGCGTAACAACTGCCACAGGTGCAATTAGTGCGTCATTGCCACCACTCGGCTGGGAGAAACCTTTTAGTAGCACACATTCAAGTGGTGGGGGCAAGGCTGCATATCGTTCGACCAATTTACTTTTACCTAGCCGTCCTTTTTTGCGTGTCGTAGATGAATTAGACCCTGCATACACAGCAACCTATGCGAAATATGCAAAGGTTGGTATTGTTGAAGATATGACGGATATTGATACTATGCTTGGTGTACAAGCACCGTTTGATTCTACCAATCCTGACAAAAATTGGGTCGGAACAGGCAGTGGTACGACAGTAATCAATGGTTGGGCAAAATGGCATTATGCGAGAGCTTACGCAGCAATTGCTCCAAGTGGCAACAACGAGTCAAATGCACCTGCGAACGGAAATCGCAAATGGTTATTGGTTGGGGATGAGGATTATTTTTATATTGTTCCCTCAGTTGCAGTAGACGCAGCTTCAAACAGTGAGTATGGACTTTTATATGGTTTTGGCAGATTTGATAGTTTATTTCAAAACGACACATCTAATACCTTTTTATCCTCGACTTTGGTTGCTATCGCCGCAGGATCCAGTACAACCCCTGGAACACAAACCGGACTAGCCAATCAATCTGCAAATACGCTTATTCAAAGAAAGTACAATCAATTAAATACTCATGCAAATGCAGGAACAATTGGGTTTTTCAATGCAGGGAGTTTTTATCCTGGTGCTAGCAATTATGTTTCTGTACACAATCTAATCTTAAGCCCAGCAGCATTACTCGAAACAAGTGAAACACCGAGTGTTATGCGAGGACAATGTAAAAATTTACAATGGCCTTTACAGCAAGAGCCGTATCCAGAAATGCAGGTATTTATAGATGGTGACGAGCTATTTATTGCAAAAAAGGTTGCAGTTTTTAGCACATCACGCGGCCAGATTGTATTTAAGATTGGAGATATGCCATGAGGCTAAGTTCGCTAAAGGCTAGTATCAATAGATCTATATCTATTATGCAATATGACCATGGTAAAGAGATAAAAGGAATTACCATGCAGGTGGGCATACCATTATCAAGACCTGTAAAGCTGTACGAGCGATCTACAGGCTTGCTTGTTTCTGTAGCTATCAGTACATCAGATGGAAAATATAGATTTCGCGGCTTACCAGCATTAGTGAAGTTTACGGTTGTTGCAATAGACCCAGCCTCTCAATTCAACGCAGTCATTCAAGATAACGTGGTGCCAAAATGAGTAAAACTTCAGTCAACGCTCGGCTTGCCATGATTCAAGCCTTTGCAAATTTTATGGATAACGGTAGTCAAAGTGCTACCGTTATTTTTTATGAGGGTGTGCAGCCTGTAGATACATCAGTTGCAGCAGATTCAAATAATGCTTTGGTGACGCTCACACTTCCTGAGCCATGCATTAAAGAAGTCACGCCAACTTATGTTGAATTACATCCGACTGATACAGGCTCGGTTATTAAGTCTGGCACAGCTACATGGGCGCGTATTTATAACGGTGCTGGTGAAGTCGCTGCTGATCTGACAGTGGGCACTGATATATCGCTTGCCAATACCAATCTAGCACTTGGCGGCACACTATCAGTCACTTCAATAAAACTTAGACCGTAAATAGAGGTGTGCATGTGGATTTTAAAAATAAGCTTGGCACCGTTGATGCACACAACCTAAACCTAAACTTTAAGGCTGATAATACCGACAGTCACAATATTATCCTGAATTTTGAGCATTTAGCCGACGGCTCGACTAATCTCAATTTTGGGGATGATGTATCTGCAATTATTGATACTGTTTTAGAGACTGGTTTTAGTTTTGAAGTCACTGCAATTTATGCTGACAGTGTTGTAAATAGTGCAGTCATCGACACGGTGCTGGATACCGAGTTTAGCTTTGAAGTTGTCGCAGTCTTTAAAGACAATATTGATGTTGTCGGGCAAATTGATACTGTCTTAGATACGAGCTTTATTTTTGAAATTGAAGCAGTATTTAGTGAAAACCTATGCACCATTGACACTGTTTTAGACACCGCATTTCAATTTCAAATTGATGCTGTATTCGATATTAATTTCATCCGTGGATTAAACCATTTAAGTGTTTTTAGTTATCAAAAGGCTTTGCCCGCATTGCTTGAACAACATCTGAAATATGGTAAATCAAGATTTAAGGCGCATAACAGCGCCTTTATTTTTGAGCGTGGTTTAAGTCTATCTAATGCGGTGATAACGGGTTTTGATAAAACTCAGCAGCTACAGCGAGCAGTCCATTCTGTCTTTGAAGAAACAACAGGATTGTCCAGTGATTTAAATTTGGTTTGGCAAGAGAACGATAAGCGTTTTATTGCTAGGACGCTAGTGTTTGAAGAAGCGGAAAAGTTGCTGATCAATCGACAAACTGATTGGCAGGAAATGATTAGAAAGCGGAAGAAATTTACGTTTAATCATGAAGTGGCTCATGTATTTGAAAAGCGGTTTACGTTTGAATGGGACAAGGGCTTAGAGTTCATCACAACCGATTCAATAAACTGGGATGTTGCAAAACCTGTTTATTATCGAAAGTCTGAAATCAAACCTTTTCCACCCAAGCCAATTCCTGAGTATGTCGGCTCAACAGATTTAAACTTTGTTTGTTTATGCCATGACGTTGATTCGCACAACATCGTTTTAAATTTTGGTGCTAATGAATGCTTACCAAACTTAGCACCCGTTGATTGGTGGTATATCGTGAATGAAATCAAAGTAACCCGGTTAGACAACGGGCAAGAGATCCAAATTTACAGTGGTGATTACAGCACTGACCGAAGCAGTTGGAGCTGGTCATATAATCTATCGATCCCATTTTATGAAAAGTCTAAAACTGAGCCGATTGAAGGCCAGCCTGTAATTCTAAAAATCCTGATCAATGGCAATGAGCATCGCATGTTGCTTGAAAACATTTCACGCTCAAGACAGTTCGGCAAAGATGTTTACAAGCTCTCAGGTCGTAGTCCTACTGCATTACTTGATGCGCCATATTCACCGACAAGATCTTTCACTCAAGAGAATGAAAGAACGTCGGTGCAACTGGTTCAAGCTGAGCTTGATAGAGTGAACAGTGATGTTGTGTTGAATTGGGATCTGATTGATGCGCTTGGTTGGATCTTGCCGCCTGAAAGCTTGAGCTATTCGAATCTAACACCGATAGCAGCTATCAAATTGATTGTAGAGGCTGCAGGTGGCTTTATTTACAGTGAGCCGAACAGCAATACTTTGACGATCAAGCCCCGCTACAAAAAGACCTGGTGGGATTCAATTGTGGTTGAAGAGTATGACCGAGTAATTCCAGAAAGTATTGTTACTGATCAATCAACTGATTATCAGCCTTATCTTGATTACAACGGGGTATTTCTTACAAACGATCGCACTGGTGACACTGGGCAAGTTAAACGAATAGGCACTGCAGGTGATGTTCTTCAAGAATCAATTAATAACCCTTTACTTACATCAACATCGGTGATGCACAGCAAAGGTCGGGAAGTACTGGCCAAAGCTGGACTAGTTGAAAATCATAGTTTGTTAATGCCAATTGCACAAGAAATTGGTTTGTGTTTGCCAGGTGAGTTAGTTGCATTCAATGGCAATTGGTGGGGCATTGTTGATGGTGTCAGTGGTTCATTTACTCATAAGCTAGTGAATCAAACTGCAACGATAGAGAGGGTGAATCGTGAGTAATATTTACAATCGCTTTTTCGAGATGCTTCCCAAAACGCCTGAATTTATAGGCACGGTTCAAAGTGCAGATCATCCAAATTACAAAGTATTGGTGGCTGACGGTACAGGGCTTGTGCTTTGTACCAGTGCTACGGTTTTTAACGTGGGAGCAAAAGTTTACATAAGTGGCAATGAAATAAAGAGAAGTGCGCCCACGGGCGTTGTATATCAAATTGAAGTTTGACTTTAAAAAACTATGACCGCCAGTAGGCGGTTTTTTATTATCTGGAGAAATGAAAAATGTCGGAAAACTCTGCTGTAGAAGCGAGTGCGGTAGCAATAAGTCAAAAAGTCACAGCAACAAGTGGTGTTTCTTCATTTGTGGGGTTCGCTACGAAAATTGATGTCATAGCGTGGGGTGGTTTAATCATCGCAGCGATCGGTTTAATGATTCAACTTTACTTTGCAGTACAAAAAAATCGGCGTGAAAAAATTGAACATGAAATGAAGAAAGCTGAACACAAGCTACGTGTTCAAAATCTAAAAGGTGAGTGTGATGTCAAACAAAACTAAGATTTCAGTAGTCCTTCTAGCAGCTTCGGCTGCTTTTTTTACGTCTTTAATTGGATATGAAGGCTATTCCTCAAAGCCTTATAAAGACACTGGAGGTGTGGCCACAATTGGCATCGGCTCAACTCAATACGAGAATGGCGCTAAAGTCAAAATGACAGACAAGCCAATTAATCAAAAAAGAGCGGTGCAAATCGCACAAGCGCATATCGCCAAAGATGAACAGGTTTTTCGTCAGTCGTTGCAGGGCGTGAAGTTATCACAAGCTGAATACGATCTGTATTTAGATTTTTCTTATCAATATGGAGCAACTACATTCGCAAAATCATCAATGCTTCGCAATTTAAAAGCGGGAAAGTACAGAGCAGCTTGTGATTCATTGCTCAAGTACAAGTACGTTGCAAAACGAGATTGCAGCATTAGAAAAAACAACTGTTATGGCGTTTGGACTCGACAACTTGAGCGTCATAAGAAGTGTGTGGGAGTGAATTAAATGGAAATTTGGACAAAAGTCAGCAAGGTTTTGACACATTCAAGTAATGGGTTCTACTTAATTCAATGCCCAGGTTGTAAGCAACTGCATATGTTGAATGTTGATCCATCGCGTCCTCAATGTTGGCAGTTTGACGGAAATGTTGAAAAACCAACATTTTCTCCATCTTTAATGGTCAACGGCAGTCAGCCTGATAAACGCTGTCATTCATTTATACGAAATGGCCAGATTCAATTCTTATCAGATTGTCATCATGACTTAGCTGGTCAAACAGTCGATTTACCAATGATTGAGGAATAGTAATGACTTGGATTTTATTAAACAAGCGATGGTCTCTGATCATCGTTTTGTCATTGTTGTATCTAGTGCAGATTGCGTACACATATCACTTGGTTGGAAAGCTAAAAGCAGCAGATCAAAAGTGCGTGGCACAGATCAAAGAAATCGAGCATAAACAAGTTAAGGCACTTGCTGAAGCTCAGAATAAAGCAAACAAAGCGAGTGCTGATTATGAACAAATCAAAGCAGAACAACGCGCAAAAGTCGAAACCGTTACGCGTACAGTGCAAAAGATCGTGGAACGTCCTATTTATCTCAATCGCTGTATTGATGACGATGGGTTGTCAGAAATCAACAATCTTATCAAAGCAAGTGATTCCAGCTAACTTATTGCAACCATGTCAAAATTTGAGTCAATTAGAGCAGGGTACTGGTAAAGAGGTTCTGTTGTGGGCTGTCGATACTGTAGCTAAGTACAATGAATGTGATTCAAAACATGTGGCACTGGTGAAAGCTCTCAATTAAAACCCTATTAGTGTTTGCTTGCAGTGTGTTCAACATTAGCAAGCATCACTCCCTCACAATATCCACACCTTTCAACTTCCTTCCTCGCGTCACCAAAAATCTGTCAACCTCTCTTTTCTCCAAAAACTTTATCGCATTGTCTTTGTCAATTAAAAAAACATACTGCTGAGTTACCATCGCATCAATATCTGAATAGTCTTGATATTCTTCATGTGTGGTTGTTTGAATATGCAGATAGAGATTGCCTTTCTTTATGTAGAAGTAGCGCATCATTTCCCCCAGCTATCAACAATATCAGCCCAGTCTTGCATCATTGTTCTTCGTTCATCTAAGTAACTTGCATGATTATATGTACCACGAACAACGTTTTTATCAACATGC